CGGCATCGTCCGCAACCTTGCGGTTTTCTCGGTCAAGTGGCAGGGCATGGCTAACACTGTCTACGACATGGCTGGTCGTCGCAATCGCAACGTGCTCGGTGATCGTCTTGCAGAAAAGCACGGCAAGCCTTCACGCATTATGTACCCAGCGTTTGAGCGCCATGAAGGAGAAATTCAGCAGGGCATGCTTGACATCGTCGAGAAGGTTGGCAACGCCGTAAACCGCAATCTAAAGGTGACCCCTAAATGAGCATCATTCTCAGCATCGTCGCAGACGCCAACCTCAAAGGCATCAAGAGTGCCATTAAAGAATTTGAAAGCCTTAAGACCAACGGAGAAAAGGCATCGTTCGCAATCCGCAAGGCAGCGCTCCCAGCTGCTGCCGCTGTAGCAGGTCTCGCTGCCGCTGGTCTGTCTGCTGCTAAGGCTGCCGCAGATGAAGAACTTGCCATGAAGAAACTGGCAACGCAAATCCGCAACAGCACCACAGCAACGGACGCCCAAATTTCTGCCAACGAGGATTTTGTAGCGCAACTTCAGTACACCGCTGCCGTGTCGGACGACGAGCTTCGTCCGGCCTTGTCCACTTTGGTGACAGCCACTAAGGACGTCAGCCATGCACAGCGTTTACTGCAAACAGCGTTAAACGTGTCCGCGGCAACCGGCCAAGATTTAGGGTCTGTCTCTGAGGCGCTTTCGCGTGGGTTCTCAGGCAACATGCGATCTCTTGCAGCCTTGTCCCCAGAGCTAAAGACCGCAATCAAGAATGGCGCTGACTTCTCTGACGTGCTCAAGATTCTTGAAAGCAACTTTGGGGGCGCATCTGACGCAGCTGCCAACACCGCATCCGGCTCATTGAAAAAAATGCAGATTGCCCTTGACGACGCTCAAGAAACAATTGGCTTGGCACTGGTGCCGTACCTTGCTGAGTTTGCTAAGGGGCTCCAGAAGGCTGCCACCTTTGTTAGAGAGAACACGCCGCTAGTCATTGGGTTCGCAATTGGTGTCGGCGGTCTTGCGACGGCTCTTTTGGCAGCCAAGGCCGCAATGGTTGTTTACAACACAATTGCTGCCATCACCACTGCAGCAAACACAGCTCTTGCTATTTCGGGTTTCGCCGTGCAGATCGCCACGGGTGTCGGTATTGCCACAGCCATCGCTGGCGCTGCCGCACTTGTCGGTCTCACCGTGATGGTCAGAAACGCAACAAAAGCCCAAGGCGATTATGCCAATGCCACAAACAAGGCAGCAGAAGAAACTGGCTACTTAAAGGTCCAGATTGACAAGGCTCGAGAAGCAGGAGATAGGGCGCGTCAGGCTGAAGCTGCCGGTATTGCTGCCGCCGAAAAAGCCAAGGCCGCATCAGATAAAGCAAGACAAGCCGCTAAAAACTTGTTCGAAGCCACTAAGAAAGCAATTGAAGGAGCTAAGCAATCTCTTCGTGAATACGCCAGTGGGCTTGCTGACGCAGTGAGGGGCTGGGTGTCTCTCGGCTCTGCTGTCTCTGGCGCCACTGACTCTGAAACGAAATACCAAGACGCCCTTAAAGAGCGGGTAGATGCTTATGCAGAACTAAACAAACTTCAGAAGGATGGCGTTTACACGCAAGAGCAGATGGCAGACGCCACCGAGCGCGTTGCGAAAGCCGAAGCAGGAGTCAACACTGCACAAGCCCAGCGCAAGACCTACTCTCAGGCATTTGCCGAACAGATTGCAGCCGCCAAGAAATTTGGGGGACAACTTCAGGAGCTCATTGCGGCTGGTCTAGGCAGGTCTGGTCTTGCACAGCTCATGAACCTTGGACCCGTGGCTGGTTCACAGGTCGCCGCTGATCTTCTTGCAGGCACTGGCGGCATGAGCGTTGCATCTCTTAACGCAGACCTTGGCTCAATTGACGTGGCAGGTGCAGCACTTGGCGAGTCAGCAATTGCCGGAGACATGGGTTTACTTAATCAAGCCAATGCTCGCCGATCTGGAAACAACGTCACCATCAACGTCAGCGGTGCAGATCCGCAGGCTGTAGTCGACGCGCTGGTCAAGTACTCACGTCAAAATGGTTCACTTCCAGCACAGATTAAAATCTCACGATGAGCCTCTTTAGCAACTACAAAGTTGAATACTTCAGCGGGTCCGCTTGGGTTCAAATACCAGAGCTAGTCGCATTAGATTGCACTGTCGGCAGAAAGCAAGTGACCGACAGTTGGTCTGTGTCCACAGCTTCTTTTACTTTCCGCTACCCCACAGGGTTTACATCACCTAACACAGCTCTTCTTGTTGACGTTGGGATTAGATTTTTTTCGCCCGGAAACACAGTGACCGCCGCATGGACTGGCTTTATTAGAGACGTCAAAGTGACTTGGGGTATGCCATTCCAAGATGGTGTCGGCGAGGCAGATCTTCTCACTATTGACGCCGAGGGTGCAATGGGGCGTTGGGGTAGAACACAGGGCGACGGGTTTACCCCGTCAGTGGCCTTGGCTAACGGCCAATTGACAGAAGTAACCAACTACTACGGTCTCAGCTGGAATGGAAACTTGACCAGTGAACCAGTCAACCCAGTAGCCACTGAAGGACCCCTGTCCGATTGGATGCAGACCTTCATGAACACTGTTCAAGGTCGTCTAATTGATGGCGCACCACGGTCCTCATTTGACGACGTTTACCGTCAAGGCAGTATTTTTATTTTTTCTAATGCAACCAACTTGACTACATTGTCGAAATTTTCTGACGTTTCTAACGACTCAACCAACGCAATTTATAACGTGCTTGATTTCGACACACTTGCTGACAACTACATAACTGAAGTAATTGTCGAAGCTCCTCCTCTAGTCAAACAAGGCAACCGTGTCGGAAGTGCGCCCTACCGCAGCTTTGTTATCCAGACCTATGCAACAACGGTTGAACAAGCCAGCGACCTTGCAGATTATTACTTGGCGTCGGTTGACGATCAGGTGGTGGCTCCTAATGCTGTTTCTGTCGTTTCTGGTGGTCAAAACGGCACCAACATAGACACGATGAATACAGACATCTTTGCTTTTTTGCCTGCCTACAAGACCCGTATTCAGTTCAGAGGTACCACAGTTGCTGCTCGCATCGAAGGCGCAACCATGACGGCCACTCCAGAGCAAACCCGCGTCACTTACTACCTGTCGTCCGCTGAATCTAATCCTTATTTCATTTTGGATAGCGACGACTTCGGGATCTTAGATACAAACAAGTTGGGGCTTTATGTCTATTAGCAACACACACGGCAAGTTAGGATTTTAGTTATGCCAGTACCAGACTTTTCACCCGGGGAGGTCCTGACAGCGGCCGCTATGGACCGAGTGGGCCTTTGGAAGATTGCCACCGGCACGCTTTCCTTAACTACTACTCCGACCAATGTCACGGGCGTATTCAGCTCGGACTATAAGCAGTACCGTCTGCTTCTAAACGTTACTAACAAGTCAGCCTCAATTCGTGTTGACATGAAATACATCGTTGGCACAACGGCTACTAGCACTAATTATTACCAAGCCGGTATTGGTTCTGATTACACGTTTAACAACACGCTTTATTACCAGCGATCAAACAACGACTCGCAGTTTTTTGGCATTGCCAGTTCCGCGCTTTTGGGTTGGTCTATGGACATTTACAACCCCAACAAAGCCGCGCTAACCATGCACCACGGCACCCTTGTTGACGCCAACACAGGATTCCCGTACATGGTTGGTGGCAGTCAAAACTCAACCAACCAGTTCACAGGCTTCCAGTTGTTTACAAGCTCAGGAACCGCAACCGTTGAATACCAAGTGTTTGGATACCGAAACTAATGAGCAACACAGAGAAGCAAATCGTTCATGACTGGTCTTCGGGCAGTCTGGAAATCTACGAAATAGACGCTGAGATTGAGGAAAAGCATGAACCGTCTTCTGACAGTGACCTTGCTGGCGCTGACCCTCAGTAGTTGTGGCTATGACGGGTCATACCGTTACCCCTGCCAAGACCCAGCAAACTGGGAAACAACAGAATGCAATCCACCCATTTGCACAGCGTCAGACACTTGCACTGGCAACCTAATCCCACTGGAGACAACCGATGCCCCCCTCAGTACGCCAGCACCCTGAAAAGCGCCACACCCCCGAAGAAATCCACGCCCGTCTAATTTTTATCATCGGGATCACACTGGCGGTCGTGTTTGCTGCATCAGTGCTGTCAATGCTTTACGCACTCATCTTCATTACCCAGCCTTTAACCTCGCAATCGCCCAATGACGCCGCATTCATAGACTTAGTAAGCACCCTCTGCGTCTTTATGACCGGCTCCCTCGCCGGCGTACTCAGCGCCAATGGTCTTAAGTCCAAGCCCAAGGAGCCTGCTAGTGACTCGTAAGTATCCCTACTACCCAGCGTGGGACGGCAAGAAAGCCTCCCCCGTTACCGAGAAACTCATGGATCTCTGCAAGCGCCGTTGGGGGTTCAGGAACCTAGGCATCTACGCAAACCGTCAAATGCGTGGCTCCAACAATCTGTCAGTGCATGCCACTGGTTTCGCCGTTGACATTGGCTACGGCTCAGGCAAGGAAAACCGCGCCAAGGCCATCCAAGCTTGGGACTGGTTTGTGAAGTACAGCGAGGAGCTGCGTATCTGCGAGATACACGATTACGCCTACAAGCAGTGGGGTCGTGGATACAGGTGCAGTCGAGGGGCAGGCACCAAAGGGGTAAAAATTTTCACGTCGACAGATAACGCTGGGACACCCGGACCCACCTCTACATGGCTCCACGTTGAGATCTCTAACGACTGGACACCAGAAGCTTTCGAGGCTGCATGGAGAGCGCTACCCAAGCCATAGGACTCTTGCCGGCGACGGGACATCGCCCGCAAGATTAGGGGGTGGGGTCGATGTTTCTCCCCGATCCTGCCCCCGCCCCCTCGGGGTGCTTGACATGTGTTTACACGCTCGCTACTGTGTTTACATACGGGGTGCCCGCCCCGCTTACATAGGAGAAACACAATGCTTAAAGAAATGACACCAGCAGAGCTTGAGTGCGAACAGCACTTGCTCAACATGGACAAGCCCCACTCACAGATTCTCGAGGGATTCTGGGCTGGATTCACGTCATACGAAATTGCAGAACAAATCGGCGAAGACGCCCGATACGTTGCCTGCATCATGGACACATTCCGAGACTTGGGGTACTGACATGGGATTCGATGACCTTCCACTCTTCGCCGGCATTAACCGCCCGCCAGTTGACCGCAACGTCACCCGCACAGGACCTCAGGAGACGTCTCAGGCGGCCGCTAGACGCGCTCTGGGGCGCTCAGGCTCCCAACGCAACGCCATCTATCAAGAGATTAAATCTCGAGGCTCTGACGGCATGACCTGCGACGAAATCTGCGAGTACTTTCAGATGTTGGTTCAGTCCGCAACCCCAGCCATCAACACGCTCGCCAATGACGGATGGCTGGAAGACTCAGGCCGTCGCCGTAACACGCGCTCAGGCCGTGAAGCAATCGTCTGGGTGGCCATCCCATGAGCATCTTCTTTATCACCGTTCCACTCGGTCTGTTCTTTGGCTTCCTGATCTACGGCATGTACCAAGCCCTAGACATAGAAACCCACTGGCAAGACCCCCCATACGATTGGAACTTTGAAGACGAGGACCTATGGGACTGATACCCACATTCCTCTACGAAGAACTACGCTCAGAGGACGGGCTAGTGCTAGTCCAAATTTTTCGTGACATCCATAATCCGGACCTGATCATTCGCACCACCGTCGCCACTAGGCGCTGCCGTGGGCAAGTGTGGGGGTCGCCTACCAAAGTTGAGAAGGTTGATTAAACGTGCATTGCTCTGCTTCGCAGTACTCACCGTATCTATCCCGTCCGTGCAAGCATCAGCTGCACCCGAATGGAAATGCCCCCAGTGGCACACCATGCTCAGAAGCCACGGCTTACCGGTGGAGGTGTTCGATCGCATCATGTGGCGCGAGTCGCGCTGCATCCCCACAGCTGTCGGATGGAATTACCGCCAAGGCAAAGACCACACCGACTGTGTGCTATCGCCGGCACCTACCTACAAGAATTGCAAGGCTGTTAGCTCGTATGACATCGGCCTTCTGCAAATCAATTCATCGTGGCGGTCGCTGACCGCACGGGTGTGTAAACGCCCAGCACGTCAGGTGCTACGCTCCCTGACAGACCCTTCCTGCAATCTCAAGGTGGCTAGTGCTATCTGGGATGATGGCAAGGGATTAAGAAACTGGCGCGCAACGTCAGGCAAGTAAACACAACATTGGGAGAAACAATGATCAACAAACCACACTCGGTTGCCCTCCGCTTAACACCTGAGGAATACACCGCCCTTGTCCATGTCCAGCTGCGTGACGGCGACAAAACCCTTGCAGTGACCCTGCGTAAGGTTGTCGAGCCTCTCGTTGCAGAAGGTGCCAAGTCACTTGAGACAATCCGCAAAAAGGCTGAAGCCAAAGCCAAGCGCGACGCCAAGAAAGCGGCAGCCAATGTCGTTCTCTGATGATGCACTTGCCCAGCGCCTAAAGAACCTCGCCACAGATCGTCACCTTTCTGGTGACGCTGTCGGCGCTAAATGGCTTTATGAAGCAGCTGCACGACTTCTTGAATTGTCCGACATCGTAAACACGTGGCACCCATCCATTGGGGCCCGTACCGAGGCGACAACATTTGAGTCATACGGCGAGACCGTCGTGTTCAAAGTCAAAAACCCTTGGGAGGACTTGCCATGAGTCTTGAAGATTACGAACCAGTAGCGGTGCGCCTAGCGCGTTTACTTGAAACCCTTAGGTCTCGAAACATTGAGCCACGTGTCGTTACCGTCATGCTGTCTCAACCTGGATCTGATGTCTGCGTGTTCCGTGCAGAGCTGTGGATTGGTGAGCAACTCATGGCCACTGGACACGCCGAGGAGGTGCGTGGTCAGGGCAATGTAAACCGCACCAGCCATGTCGAGAACTGCGAGACCTCTGCCCTCGGTCGTATGTGCGAGTCATACGCACCAACCTCGGACCACACCAAGCGTCCGTCTCGAGAGGAAATGCAGAAGGTTCAGCGGGTCGTTAATAACGTCACGATTACTGAAAGCGGCGACCTTGCTAGCGATAAGCAGCGCAACATGATCCGCGCCGTCTGCAAGTCCCTCGGCAAGACTCCACCGGTCAACCTTGACGGCATGACAAAGCGCCAAGCATCGGCCTACATTGACGAGCTCAAGCGTCTCGAGGCTGGAGAACAGCCCGCACCACCAGACGACAATTACCCACCTGAGGAGCCATTCTGATGGATAACGGAACGATGCGCGATTACATCGCAGACCTCATCTTGCAGGTCAACGATTTACAAGGTCAGGTCCGCTTTTGGCAGGCAACAGCCCAGCAGGCAATGGACAACACAGACAAGGCATTGGCCGTTATTGAGCTGCACAAAGCGCTCAAGGACGAGCTACAAAAAGCCAATGACTGAGTTCATTTACTTCCTGTCCCACTCATTCCTAATGATGGTGCTGGGCGCATGGCTCGCCCGTAAACACATCTAGGGGGCATCATGGAATCATCAGCACACGCAGTCGAAATGAACAACCTGAAACAACAGCTCGCAATGGCTCTCGATGCACGAGCCCGTTGGGAAGGCACAGCCAACATCCTCGCCGGCGAGATTAAAGAGCTGCTGGGGACCGCTGACATGTACAAGCGTTACGAGTCTCACGCGCTGCATTGGGCATGGGAGCGCACCAGTGGACAAAGTTAGTCGCATCATCGAGCACGAGTTTCGTGCTGAGCCCGACAAGGCGACATTTAAACAATGTAAACACATCTGGTCCCTTTGCATTGTCGCCGGCATTGAGCCTGTGTGGTGCAAGGGCATTCCCTACGCAAACGCCGTTGCTCTTATAACGCAACTTGAGAGGATTAGGTGGGCCAAGCATGGACATGACTGAGCGCATTTTCCAAGACCACGTATTGCAGCTCTGCAAGATGTACGGCTGGTTAGCGCACCATGTGCCACCCATGCGCTACAACAACAAGAACGCACTAGGAAACAACTGGGGAACAGGAGGTCTCGCCGGCATGCCAGATCTAACCCTTATCTCACAGAACGGGCGAGGCATCATCTATGCCGAGCTGAAGACCGCCTCAGGCAAGGTCTCGCCACTTCAGCAACAAATTCTCAACACTCTTGAGCGCAACGGCGCAGAAGTGTACATTTGGCGCCCTAGAGATTTGATGGCAATCGCCGCCAGACTCTCTGGGCTCAAACCCCTCGAGGGGTGAGTGCGAGCATTCATTTCACGGGCAGTAAACCTGTCGCGAACGGCTCACCCCTCACCCCCTAATTGAATACGACCACGGCCACGTATGGGATTGCACTGTGCTGGTAAACACACACGGAAAGCGTGGGTAGAGCTCCCTGCCTTAGAGCTGGGGAGTGCAGCGTCGAAACGTCACAAATCCGTATGGTGTCCGTCCACTGGTGTTGTTAGAACATCCGGCAGCCTGAGCTACTTGCTCGAACTGTGGGGGGCAAGCACCGAGACAACTATCTGCATAACATGGAACCAACCGCAGCGCGAAGCGCAAGGGCGGTAGGAGAACAACACATGACATCCCCATACTCACACCCTGAGTACCAACGCAACCGCAAGATAATCCTCGCCGGCACACAACTCACGTGCGCTATCTGCGGACACGGCGACATCGCAGGACAGAAGTGGACCGCGGATCACATCGTGCCACTTATGAACGGAGGCGACCACAGCCTCTCGAACCTTCAGCCCGCACACTCCAGATGCAACAGCAGACGCGGGTCACTCGACCAAGCACGAGCCAACCACCAAAAAATCGCCGGCAGAAACCAAGCCGTAAACACAGCCCGCCGCGCCGACCCAGCCCCCGAAAGAAATGAATCACCAACCGCAGCATTTTTTTCCACAGACCCACTGACCCCGGCCCCAATCAATCGTCTCTTTTTCGACGGTAAACAGCCCGAACTGGCTGGAAACACGGACGAGGTAAACGGAGACATCGAGACTGGCCGCACATTGCCCAGACTGGAAACGATCAGCTTGGGGGGCTGGAGTTATGGACCCCTAGTTGCAGAGTGGGCTTCCAAGTTCATGCAGACCGAGCTCATGCCGTGGCAGTTGCACTGTCTTACAAAGCAACTCGAGACGGATGATGCCGGCGACTTTGTGCATCGAGAAGCGTTGGTCAGCACCGCTCGACAGAACGGAAAGTCACTTGCCCTCTCAGCGTTAATCGGCTGGTTCTTAACTCATCCTTGGGGGCGCAAGGTAAACGTGCTCAGCACAGCAAACATGCTGGACCGCGCCGAGGCAATCCACGCCACCGTCGCCCCAATCCTTGTCGAGCATTTCGGCGCTAAGCAGATGCAAGCCCTCGGTCGTAAGTCAGTCACAATGCCAGACGGCTCCAAGTGGGAAGTCAGAGCTGCATCAACTCGCCTGCACGGTGGCTCCTACGATCTTGTTGTTGCTGACGAAATCTTCGACATCGCCGGCGAGGTCATGGATCAGGCAATCAGACCAACCATGATTGCTAAAAGTAATCCCCTGCTTTCTATGTGGTCGACGGCTGGAGATGCCGACTCACTCTTTATGCAGCAAATCCGTGAGCAGGGTTTACGCGACATTGACCGTGGCGAAAACAACGGGCTCTATTTCGCTGAGTGGAGCATGCCCCCCGAGGCCAAGGGCGAGGAGTTCTACCGGTGGGCTAACCCAGCGCTGGGCACGACGATCACAATGAAGGCTCTCCGTGCAGCGTCCAAAAAGGATTACTTCCAACGTGCTCACCTGAACCAGTGGGTCTCGAGCCGTGGCGCTTGGGACATTGGCGACTGGAGCAAATGCCATACCAATCTTGAGATGCCAGCGGGCGGTGTCCTCGCTGTGGATTCATCCATCTCGGAGGCTCGCTATGTCGGTGTCCGCGCGGTGCAAATGGACCACAAGACCATCGTTCATGTCGAGTTTGTCGTTGACACAGAAGACGAAATGTGGCGACAGATTGACCGCGTCATGCAGGACAAATCCACCACCCTTGCGATTACACCAACGCTTGAGATCCACATGCCCACGCAATACTCTCGCCGGTACAGCGTGGTTGGATACGGTGAACTGCTTCGCTACACCACCCTTGTGCAGAAGATGATTCTTGAGGACAAGGTTGCACACACTGGGTCCACCGCACTGGCCGAGCATCTCGGGCGCGCCGTAATGGTCAAGACCGCCCAAGGAGCCGTGCTTAGTTCACAGAAGAGTCCTGGACCCATCGAGCTCGCACGTGTTGCAGTGTTTGCAATCTCGCTGGTAAGTAAACCGACTAACCGCCAGAAGCCGATGCTCGTGGTCTCTTAGTAGCGTATGCTCTCACTAAGTGACCGCCACGCGTCGGGCGTGGTGGCCACCCTCTCGAAAGGTCATCATGGGTTTATTCACTAAGGGTGAGACCAAAGCACAGATCAGCCCAGCGCCCGTTCAGAAGGCAGCTGCTGCGGTTGGTGGATACTCATCCAACAGCGCAAGCTCGGCGATGATTGGCCAGTACTACACGTACCAAGAAGGCGAGGCGCGTAATCGCGCGATGCAAGTTGCAGCGGTTTCCCGTGCTCGTGATCTTCATGCCAGCGTCATCAGCGCCATGCGACTCAAAATGTACCGCGAGTCATGGAATGAGCAGACACGCGAAATGGAAGAGACAGACCTTGCGCCACGATCTTGGTTGCGTCGCCCAGATCCTGCTATCCCGTATGAGACCCTTATGGCTTGGACGCTTGACGACCTTTTCTTCTTTGGCCGTGCGTTCTGGTGGATTTCCAGCAGGACACAAGACGGATACCCCGCATCGTTTACACGCTTGCCCGCAGGATCTATCACTACCACCGACCAAGTCGGACCTGTATGGTTTGCCCCGTCTAACGAGGTTTACTTCAACGGATCAATGCTTGACCCTAAAGATCTTGTCCAGTTCATCAGCCCCGTTCAAGGCATCATCTACCAAGGTGAGCAGACCATTGCTACAGCGCTCAAGGTTGAAGACAGTCGCTACCGCAATGCGGCCTCGGCGATTCCGTCGGGCATCCTTCGTCAGACCGGAGGCGAGCCCCTCAGCGCCCAAGAACTTGCCGACCTTGCAGCTGCTTTCAACGCTGCTCGAGCAACCAACCAGACCGCAGCACTAAACGAGTTTCTTTCTTACGAGCCGACCTCTGCAACACCGGACAAGATGCTTCTTATTGAGTCAGCCAACTACAGCGCTCTCGACATCTCACGACTGTGCAATTGCCCGCCGTACTTGCTCGGCGTTTCCACAGGTGCCTACGCCTACACCAACAGCCGAGAGTCACGCATTGACCTCTGGACATTTGGCACCAAGATCTACGCAGAGTGCATCGCATCGACGCTGTCCTCTGACGCAATCCTCCCACGCGGGACCTTCGTAGAGTTTGACGTGGACGACTTCATCGGCGAATTTGAAGAGACCTCCATGGCTCAAGAAGACGCACGAGTACCAGAAGAAAACACACAGGAGCAAATCGCATGATCCGTTTCACATCAGACACAGTCACCGTCAGCGCCGCTGCCGGCGAGCCAACAGGGGAGCGCCGCATTGATGCGATTGCTGTCCCTTGGAATACTTTCGCAACCGTCAGCGACGGCACCGAGGTCATGTTTAAGGAGGGCTCGCTTCCTGTAGATGGCAAGGCTCCTCGCGTTTTCATGTACCACGATTCGTCACAGCCAGTCGGCATCGTGTCCGAGCGAGTGTCAACCGATGAGGCAATGCTTGCAAGCATGTACATCTCACGCACCCAAGCTGGTGACGACGCACTTGTGCTTGCAGCCGACGGCGTTATGGATGTTTCCGTAGGTGTAAACCCTCGAGAGTTTTCCTACGACGATCAAGGCCGCATGATTGTTACCGCAGCAGATTGGATGGAATTGTCATTAGTGCCCATACCAGCCTTTGCAGGTGCTACCATCACCCAAGTGGCCGCGTCAGCGGAAACAGAACCCGACACAGAACCCACACCAGAACAAGTCGAGGAGACAGAACCCGTGGACTCAGTACAGCCAGAAGCAGCAATCGAAGCTGCGACACCAACCGCACCAATCCCCGCTCAAGCTAAGCGCAATTTCGGCATGCCATCTGCTGGCGAGTTCATGGCTGCTTACCACATCGGTGGCGAAGTTTGGCAGCGTGTAAACGCAGCAGCAGCAGAAGTCGCAAAGTCAAAGCAGACCGCATTGCAGGCCGCCGCTGGCGACTCATTAACGACTGACACACCTGGCCTCTTGAATCAGATGGTGTTGGGTCCCGTTTTCACTGACCTCAATTACATCAGACCAGTTGTTTCGGCAGTGGGCGCTCGCGCGTTTCCAGACGGCGGAACTCAGAAGACCTTCGTGAGACCAACTTGGACGACCCACGTGAGCGTAGGGTCTCAGAGCCCAGAGCTTGGTGGCGTTTCCGCAACCACTCCAGTGATTGCATCCAACGTGGTGAGCAAGACCACCCTTGCCGGACAGGTCACACTGTCAGCTCAGGACATTGACTTCACTTCGCCAGCCGCGATGGAGATCATCTTGCGCGACCTCGCTGGACAGTACATGTTGCAGTCGGACGCAGTCGCTTGTGCAGCAATCCTCGCAGGAGACACCGCATCAGGGTCCACATGGACAGTGACAGCAAATGACCCAACCTCATTGATCTCTGCACTGTACGACGCAGCAACAGACATCTTGAAGGCAACCAACTTCTTGCCTGATCACATTTTTGTCAGCCCAGACGTATGGCAAAAATTGGGCGCTCAGCTCAACGCAGAAAAGTCCCCAATCTTCCCATACACCGGCGCAGCTGGTCTCATGGGTGTAAACGGAATGGGCACCGCAAACGTGACACAGATGAACACCTTCAACCCACTGGGCTTGAATTTGGTCGTCGACCGCGCATTCGCCGACAACACCATGGTCGTAGCTCGTGGCACTGCTATCGAGTTTTATGAGCAGATTCGCGGAATCATGTCGGTAGAAGTACCAAGCACATTGGGCCGCACCTTCTCCTACTACGGATACGTCTCGACCTTCATCGCTGACGGCGATCAGGTCAAGTCCATCGCAATCGCCTAATCCCGAAAGGCGGTACCGCCATGGCGGTATTCACAGTTATCTCTCATCAGCGTCTGGACGATTACGCAGTCGTCCAGACCCTGACGGGAACTGACATTGAAGTCGGTCAAAGCATCACTATTGCTGGTATAGGTCACGATCTAAACGGCACCCACGTTGTGCTTGACTGCCCCCAGTACGAGTACACCGGAGTCCAGTCAAATACTGGTGAGCTGACGTTTAACCCAGAGGTGCCACGCCCTAACCAGTTGCTCTTTCGTGATGTTGGTGCTGACCTTGACTTCAGCGCTGCACTGCCGACAGGCACCTGCACATGGACGCTGACCTGCACTTGGGTCACGGCTACGGACATTGAGGACTACGTGGGTATTGGCACGGCCTCAATTGAAGAGGCTGCTTTCTTGACGCAGTGTGCTTCCGCTTGTAACGCATTCGCCTATCGCCGACGTTACGAGGCGGGCTACCTTCAAGATTCCTTAAGCACTGCTCCGTCTGGTGACGTCAAACTTGGCACCATCATGATTGGCGCTGCCTACTACAGGCAGAAGGGCAGCTTCAACACGATTGCTACCTTTGACGGCATGGGCGCTCCACCATCCACCGGTGTCACCCCAATGGTCATGCAGCTACTCGGCATTAACCGTCCGCAGGTTGCATAGTGGCTTACACGGATCTATTTAACGAGGCCATCGACGACCTCACCGCAACGCTGTCAACTATTACAGGTTTACGCGTCGTCACAGATCCGAAAGCCATCAACCCGCCGTGTGCGTTTCTTGATGCCCCATCGTTTGACGCACTCAACTACAACATCGTCCGCATGACATTCCCTGTCCGTGTAATCGGCACAGGCCCTGTGGACCTCAACGGTCTTCGTGTGCTTCTCAGCATCGCAGCTGCGTTGCTCACAAAGAATGTGGCAGTCCTTGACGGACGGCCATCAGTACTCACCATCGGCGGTCAGGACTACGGTTCATACGACCTCACTATTGCAATGCAGGCACAGACATCATGACTGATTACATCGTAAACTCGCATCGCGTCGGCACCGTCGGCGAGAAGCTCAAGATCAACAAGTACATCACCGAGAAGGTGATTGACTATTTGCTGAAGGCAGGCTTTATCTCTGAAGCCCCACAAGCACCCACAAAATCTGCTAAAACAGAACCCAAGCAAGAACTCACCGAGGAGTAAACCCCATGTCTGCTACAACGACCACATACCTTTCCAACCCAGACGTCCTCATTGGGGCCGTGTCTCTCCGTGACCAGTGCAGTGCAGCAACGCTGACCCGCACAGTCGAGGCTCTTGAGTCAACCGCTTTTGGTGACCTCGCCCGCTTTTATGTCGGCGGTCTTGAGGCCAACGAACTCACGCTTACCCTCTACATGAGCTACGCAGCGTCAGAGACTTACGCAACTCTTGCCAGCCTTGTTGGCACACAGTTCAATGTCATTGTCTCGCCATCGGCACCAACGACTCCAGGTACCTACTCGGCAACAAACCCTGGCTTCACTCTCACCGGCGCATACTTGGCTTCACTGCCAGTAATCAATGCGACGATGGGAGAATTGAGCACGATCGACATCACCATACAGGGTGGATCGTACTCAGTCGACGTGTCCTGATCTAACAACTAAGGGAGAAACAAAATGAAACTCACACTCCGTGTGGACTTCACAGACGGCGCGCAAGCCACCGTCGTAACCAACCTCTGGGTAATCACCCAGTGGGAACGCAAGTACAAGTCCAAAATCACACAAATGGCCACCGGCATCGGAGCCGAGGACCTTGCCTTTCTCGCCTACGAGGCTTGCAAGGTTTCCAACGTGGTTGTAGACGCAGCCTTTGACTCTTTCATCAAGAAGGTGGACAAGGTTGAAGTGCTCGACTCGGAAACCGAAAACCCTACCCAAGGGGAACCCAGCGCCGACGCCTAGCAGAGCTGCTAGTAGCGACGGGCTGGTGGCCCCCAGCCATTGACTTCGACACCAACGATCTAGCAACCGTTGTCAAAGTCCTAAACGAAAGCCGCAAGCAATGACAGTCGAGATGCACTATGAGGTCTACGGACTCAAGCAGGCACTCTCGGAACTATCCCGCGTCGACCGCCGTTTGCGTTTACAAATCACCAAAGACTTTAAGCAGCTGACCAATCCGCTGGTGGCTGACATCCGCAGCGAGATTCCTAAGGACCCACCGATTTCTGGTATGGGTCGCAAGTGGGTTACTCAAAGCGGATACCAGTTGTTCCCATGGAATGGGTCTGCAGCAATGACCATGGTCAAGCAAGCGGTCAGCGCCAAGAAGCCCAAGGAGTTTGCTGGCATCGTCCGCAACCTTGCGGTCTTTTCGGTCAAGTGGCAGGGCATGGCTAACACCGTGTATGACATGGCTGGCCGTCGCAATCGCAACGTGCTCGGTGATCGTCTTGCAGAAAAGCACGGCAAGCCCTCTCGCATTATGTACCCAGCGTTTGAACGTCACGAGGGCGAAATCCAGCAGGGCATGCTTGACATCGTCGAGAAGGTTGGCAACGCCGTAAACCGCAATCTAAAGGTGACCCCTAAATGAGCATCATTCTCAGCATCGTCGCAGACGCCAACCTCAAAGGCATTAAGAGTGCTATTAAAGAATTTGAAAGCCTTAAGACCAACGGAGAAAAGGCATCGTTCGCAATCCGCAAGGCTGCATTGCCTGCCGCTGCTGCTGTAGCCGGTCTTGCTGCCGCTGGACTATCTGCTGCTAAGGCTGCCGCAGACGAAGAACTTGCCATGAAAAAACTGGCAACTCAAATCCGCAACAGCACCACAGCCACAGACGCTCAAATTTCTGCCAATGAGGATTTCGTAGCGCAACTCCAGTACACCGCGGCCGTGTCGGACGACGAGCTTCGTCCGGCCTTGTCCACTTTGGTGACAGCCACTAAGGACGTCAGCCATGCACAGCGTTTACTGCAAACGGCTTTAAACGTATCGGCGGCAACCGGCCAAGATTTAGGGTCTGTCTCTGAAGCGCTTTCGCGTGGGTTCTCAGGCAACATGCGATCTCTTGCAGCCTTGTCCCCAGAGTTAAAGACCGCAATCAAGAATGGCGCTGACTTTTCTGAAGTGCTTAAAATTCTTGAAGGCAACTTTGGGGGCGCATCTGACGCAGCTGCAAACACCGCAGCCGGTGGACTTAAGAAGATGCAGATTGCCCTTGACGACGCTCAAGAAACAATTGGCTTGGCACTGGTGCCGTACCTTGCTGAGTTTGCTAAGGGGCTCCAGAAGGCTGCCACCTTTGTTAGAGAAAACACGCCGCTAGTCATTGGGTTTGCAATTGGGGTCGGCGGTCTTGCGACGGCTCTTTTGGCAGCCAAGGCCGCAATGGTTGTTTACAACACAATCGCCGCCATCACCACGGCAGCAAACACAGCTCTCGCTATTTCGGGTTTCGCCGTTCAGATTGCCACGGGTGTCGGCATTGCCACAGCCATAGCTGGAGCTGCTGCACTTGTCGGTCTTACCGTTATGGTCAGAAACGCCACTAAGGCTCAAGGCGATTATGCCAATGCCACAAACAAGGCAGCAGAAGAAACTGGCTACTTAAAGGTCCAGATTGACAAGGCTCGAGAAGCAGGTGATAGGGCGCGTCAGGCTGAAGCTGCCGGTATTGCTGCCGCCGAAAAAGCCAAGGCCGCATCAGATAAAGCAAGACAAGCCGCTAAAAACTTGTTTGAAGCCACTAAGAAAGCAATTGAAGGGGCTAAACAATCTCTTCGTGAATACGCCAGCGGACTTGCTGACGCAGTAAGGGGCTGGGTGTCTCTCGGTTCTGCTGTCTCTGGCGCCACTGATTCTGAAACCAAATACCAAGATGCGCTTAAAGAGCGGGTAGATGCCTATGCAGAACTAAACAAACTTCAGAAGGATGGCGTTTACACCCAAGAGCAAATGGCAGACGCCACCGAGCGCGTTGCCAAAGCTGAAGCAGGAGTCAACACTGCACAAGCCCAGCGCAAGACCTACTCTCAGGCATTCGCCGAACAGATTGCAGCCGCCAAGAAATTTGGGGGACAACTTCAGGAGCTCATCGCAGCTGGTCTCGGCAGGTCTGGTCTTGCACAGCTCATGAACCTTGGACCCGTGGCTGGTTCACAGGTCGCCGCTGATCTTCTTGCAGGCACTGGCGGCATGAGTGTTGCATCTCTCAACGCCGACCTCGGCTCAATTGACGTGGCAGGTGCAGCACTTGGCGAATCAGCAATTGCGGGAGACATGGGTTTACTTAATCAAGCCAATGCTCGCCGATCTGGAAACAACGTCACCATTAACGTCAGCGGTGCAGATCCGCAGGCTGTAGTCGACGCGCTGGTGAAGTACTCACGTCAAAATGGTTCACTTCCAGCACAGATTAAAATCTCAAGATGAGCCTCTTTAGCAACTACAAAGTTGAATACTTCAGCGGGTCCGCTTGGGTTGAAATACCAGAGCTCGTTGCATTGGATTGCACTGTCGGCAGAAAACAAGTGACCGACAGTTGGTCTGTGTCCACAGCTTCTTTTACTTTTCGCTACCCCACAGGGTTTACATCACCTAACACAGCTCTTCTTGTTGACGTTGGAATTAGATTTTTTTCGCCCGGAAACACGGTAACCGCCGCATGGACTGGGTTTATCAGAGACGTCAAAGTGACTTGGGGTATGCCATTCCAAGCTGGTGTCGGCGAAGCAGATCTTCTCACTATTGACGCCGAGGGTGCAATGGGGCGTTGGGGTAGAACACAGGGCGACGGGTTTACCCCGTCAGTGGCCTTGGCTAACGGCCAATTGACAGAAGTAGCTAACTACTACGGTCTTAGCTGGAATGGAAACTTGACCAGTGAACCAGTGAACCCAGTAGCCACTGAAGGACCCTTGTCCGATTGGATGCAGACCTTTATGAATACTGTTCAAGGTCGTCTAATTGACGGTGCTCCCAGATCCGCAATTGACGACGTTTACCGTCAAGGCAGTATTTTCATTTTTTCTAATGCAACCAACTTGACTACATTGTCTAAATTTTCTGACGTTTTTAACGACTCAACTAACGCAATTTATAACGTCCTTGATTTTGACACACTTGCTGACAACTACATAACTGAAGTAATTGTCGAAGCTCCTCCTCTAGTCAAACAAGGCAACCGTGTCGGAAGTGCGCCATACCGCAGCTTTGTTATACAGACCTATGCAACCACGGTTGAACAGGCCAGCGACCTTGCAGATTATTACTTGGCGTCGGTTGACGATCAGGTGGTGGCACCTAATGCTGTTTCTGTCGTTTCTGGTGGTCAAAACGGCACCAACATAGACACGATGAATACAGACATTTTTGCTTTTTTGCCTGCCTACAAGACCCGTATTCAGTTCAGAGGTACCACAGTTGCTGCTCGCATCGAAGGCGCAACCATGACGGCCACTCCAGAGCAAACCCGCGTTACTTACTACCTGTCGTCCGCTGAATCTAATCCTTATTTTATTTTGGATAGCGACGACTTTGGGATTTTGGATACCAATAAGTTGGGGCTTTATGTCTATTAGCAACACACACGGCAAGTTAGGATTTTAGTTATGCCAGTACCAGATTTTGCACCAGGGGAGGTTCTGACAGCGGCCGCTATGGACCGAGTGGGCCTTTGGAAGATTGCCACCGGCACTCTTTCGCTAACTACTACCCCGACCAATGTTACGGGCGTGTTCAGTTCTGACTACAAGCAGTACCGCTTGCTTTTAAACGTGACTAACAAATCAGCCTCAATCCGTGTTGACATGAAATACATTGTCGGCACAACGCCCACCAGCACAAACTATTACCAGGCTGGCATCGGGTCTGACTACACGTTTAATAACACTCTTTATTACCAGCGTTCAAATGCCGATACCCAGTTATTCGGTATTGCTAGTTCTGCTTTGTTGTCACAGTCCATTGACATTTACAACCCAAACAAGGCAGCTCTCACAATGCACCACGGCACTCTTGTTGACGCAAACTTCGGCTTTCCGTACATGGTTGGTGGCAGTCAAAACTCAACCAACCAGTTCACAGGGTTTCAGTTGTTTACAAGCTCAGGAACAGCCACAGTCGAATACCAAGTGTTTGGATACCGCAACTAATGAGCAACACAGAAAAACAAACCGTCCACGACTGGTCATCAGGCAAGTTGGAGATTTACGAGATAGACGCACCAATTGAGGAAAAGCATGAACCGTCTTCTGACAGTGACCCTGCTGGCGCTAACCCTCAGTAGCTGTGGCTACGACGGGTCATACCGGTACCCCTGCCAAGACCCAGCCAACTGGGAGACCGCAGACTGCAAGCCACCGATCTGCACAGCCTCTGACACCTGCACTACAGACATGCTCCCTAAGGAAATAAACGATGCCCCCATCAGTACGCCAGCACCCTGAGAAGCGCCACACGCCCGAGGAAATCCACGCACGGCTTATCTTCATTATCGGCATCACACTGGCCGTGGTGTTTGCAGCGTCCGTCCTGTCGATGCTGTACGCGCTCATCTTCATCACGCAGCCGCTGACTTCCCAATCGCCCAACGACGCCGCCTTTATTGATCTGGTGTCTACGCTTTGCGTCTTTATGACTGGGTCTTTGGCGGGGGTCTTAAGTGCAAATGGTTTGAAGTCAAAACCAAAGGAGTCAAGCAATGCCTCGTAAGTATCCCTTTTACCCAGCGTGGGACGGCAAAAAAGCATCCCCCGTCACCGTCAAACTTATGGATCTCTGCAAGCGCCGCTGGGGGTTTACAAACCTCGGCATTTATGCCAATCGCCAAATGCGAGGGTCCAACAATCTTTCGGTTCACGCCACTGGCTTCGCCGTGGACATCGGTTACGGCACAGGCAAGGACGCCCGCGCCAAGGCCGTGCAAGCATGGGACTGGTTTCTCAAGTATTCCGAGGAGCTGCGTATCTGTGAGATACACGACTACGCATACAAGGACTGGGGTCGCGGGTACAGGTGCTCTCGTGGCATTGGCACTAAAGGCGTCAAGGTGTTTACCGCTACCGACAACGCAGGCACACCCGGCGGTACATGGCTACACGTCGAAGTTTCTAACGACTGGGCATCTGCCGAGGCTTTTGAGGCTGCATGGAGAGCGCTGCCTAAGCCATAGAACTCTTGCCGGCGACGGGACATCGCCCGCAAGATTAGGGGGTGGGGTCGATGTTTCTCCCCGATCCTGCCCCCGCCCCCTCGGGGTGCTTGACATGTGTTTACACGCTCGCTACTGTGTTTACATAC